CTACACTATGCCGCAAACAGTTACCTCCACTTCATTCAACCCCCTGCCCTTTGGCACATACTCAGCTGTCGTCGTTATGGAAGCAACATATTTCTGATCGTCATCCGGAAAAACCCCACACGCCACCAAGCCGTCCTCTATCATCTTCTGCATATAAGCGTGATTAGAGATATCCAGGCGGGAACCATTGAGTTTGAAGTGATAGTGGCACGAGACAGGGAAGTTGCCGGTGTAGGGCTGTGGTTGGCTTGCTAGGACCGCCATGTGGTACATATCTTTGTGCTTGGCCCTAGTACGAAAATGAATACCTGAGTAAATCTTATTAAGGCTTATCTTCTCTGGAATTGGGATAGTGATCTTCACCACTCTAGTATACCAAAGCAAAAGCCCCCGTTCGCAGTGGGGGCCTTTGTCATACAACGTAAAGTAACAAAAAAAGTGGTTTCAGCTCACCACTCACTAACTGTATCACAAATAGCTAAATGCAAAACACTACCCCTGGGGATAGCGTCTTGCGAGTATTTGTACGGAGGTAATTGTTCGTCAAAAGAACACATCGCACCAAGCCTTGCGGTGTGGATGATTACTAATAGTTTAGCATAAGAAAGAGCCGCCACTGGGGCGACCCTTGTATTTATACCTGTCTGGCTACCTTCCGCTTGCCTGTGGAAAGGGTAGTCTCAGCATAGAATTTATTTGAGCAAGACGGCTTACAGAAGTAGCGCGCCCCGATATACACAGCAGTAAACTTGCCAGGGGAGTGAATGCGGTGGCAACAGGCACACGTCTCATACCAAGCCATTACAAGCCCTCCTTGCGTAGTCGAGCCAAGTACCAGATGTCACGGCAAGCAATACCGCAAAAGGTTTCCGTCTCCATGTCATTGCTGGCGTTATGGAACTCCTTTACCAAGGCAGTGTCCTGTGTCACCAACTTGTTGCAATACGCGCAACTGGTGAAGCCGTGTGTCTCCAGGTCTGAGACAGGCCAATTAAGTGATTGGGACATACAACACCTCCCTTTTGAGATATTGACGCCACGCCATCCGGACTGGCTTGAGCCGGTTACGCTTGGCCTTTCGAGATTTGATTTGAGCCTTACTAGAATTGTGCATTTAGTACCTCCTATGATGAGCTTCTAAATACATAATACACCACCACTGACGCTTGGCCGGTGGTGATGTGTTAGTAGTGACTTAAGGCCTGCAAGTAAAAGTGTAAAAGGTTTCACCAATAGGGAGGTCAAAGAATTTCACAGTACTTCCAGTACGATATGAAGTGTACCGATATTCATCGTTACCAAGTGAAGTGCTCTTAACCAATTCATGTGGGTCTGCAACTAAACACTCATTAGGTTTAGCTGACCTAGTGTAGGTTTGATTGCTTTTAAAGGTAATACTCTTACACCCCTTTAGGTCTGCATATATACCGGTACATTGAGCCTCCGAGGCTTTTCTAGTTTCGCTCTTAGTAGTCTCTTTAGGTCTATTGTCGCTGGCACGGATGGCGATAGTGATTGAATCAATACCCGCTTGAGCAAACCCATTTTGACCTGGTTGCACATAAAGCCGGTACAAGTTAGGCATTCCCCCAGGCTTGCCCCAAGTGCCTTCTATTTGGATAAATGATGCTATATCTCGGGTGTTTACTACGACATCGTCAGTATCACGGTATTGCACCTCAGGTCTTTGCCCTTTTGGCATGAAAAACATGAATTGCTTGTCGTTTTTGCAGATAGTGGCTGACATCCAATCGTTACCAATTTTATTTCCGCGATCATCTAGCTTTTCATTAAAGTCACAGTCTGCACCAGGGCGCTTTGGAAGTGCCTCACCTCGCACAGTGGCTACAGCAGTTTCCACACCCCTATCAATGAAGCCGCCTGAAAACCAATCTACAAAGGCGAGCACGATGAGAATACCAGCTATCCAGACCAGCAGATATACAGAGCCAGCTACTGCGAGAATTACTATTCCAAAGATGTTTTCTATGAACTCACCAATACTGGTAGCGGAAAAAGGATTTAGCTTCTTTTTATCTTCATCCGACATCTTCATAGCTATCACGCCAATAATCAGAAGTATGGGGATAATCCAAACCCAAGAAGTGATGCCGATTGTCATTTCTAAATCCTTGAGTTATTGGAGGCTCCCTACTGCATACACTAAATTGGCAACGTCTCAATAATTTCTCGGGCCACTCCCCCTTCGAGCACCACCCGCCTGACTGTCCTGTTACCGCTAGGGCAGAATTTATAGTGGGCGTGGCCATTGACCAGCTCCCGCTCAATCTTCGCTCCAGCCAGTAGCTCCCTAGCGCGGGTATGTTCTGGGGTATCTGTCAGGGCGTGAGGCCATTGTGACACCTCCACAAGGATTCGTAGTCTCCGGCCAACGGTTTCTCCTGTCACACCCATCTTGTCACGGGCAAGGTCGGCGATAGTGGCTTTGGCGATGCTGATGTTTGGATTCTTAGCCAGATATTTGACCAGACGCTCTTGTAGTGAGGTGTGTGACATAGGTTATTTTTTAGTAACTTGCTTGGCATGGTGGCTTGCCCTGATGCGCTTTCGCTTGCAGGTAAAGCAGGTCCTCTTATGTTTCCTTACCCCTTCCACCTCATTCTTACAGCCTAGTATCTGGCACTTGATAATGTACTTCTGGACTGGAGTATCGGTCATGCGCTTTTCTTATACTTACTGATAAATTGCAGGTGTAGCTCCTTGCATGGCTTGCCCTTGCAGTACTGTCGCTTTTCTAGGCCGGTGAGGTCGTAGACGCGACGGTGGCAGAAGGCGCAGTGTGCTTTGGGGCGGATGGTCATAGACTACGTCCAGTCCGTTAGCTTCCGCCCATCCCCATCCCTGAACTCGCCACAAATGATTGTGATCCAGTCAATCAAATTCCAGATGGCCGATACGATTAGGCCAACAAAGGAAATAGTCAGTAGTAACATCACTACACCTGTCCCAATCTTCCCTACATAGAAGCGGTGGGCGCCTAGTGGGCCAAGAAAGAAGGATAAGAGGAACGCGGGCAGAATTAGTTTGGTTGATTTTTCGGTCATATAGTTAGTAGGATAAACGCCCCTACAGTCAGTCCCATCAGTATCAAGGCGTGTCGCTGGTAATACTTGCCACCCTGAGGCCTCGGGGTGAGGCGGTCACGGGCGGTCTTGGTGTCTTTTTCCATACGCTATTCAGTTGGCTCAGCAGTATCTACTAGCGCTGTTTCTTCTACGGGTTCGACCTTTGGTGCCTCTTGCTGTACTGGTGCTGGTGTAGGGGCCGTTTCAGCAACCTGGGGGGCTGATTTAGTTGCCTCAAACGGATTACCGTCGATAAATAATTCGTTGATGTTGAAGCCATCAGCCTGCACTTTTGCCCAAGCGTCTTTTGCTTCTGCTGGTAGCTCACTATGTGGCGAGTTCACTGTGGTGTACTTGGTGTCCATCCCTGAGCCTTCTCTTGTCACAGTCAGGTTGTAGCCAAGTGGCGATCCCCAGTCTGTGTCACGTGCGTATGCCTCGATTGCCTCCTGAATGCTCTTTTGCGGGATTTCTAATACTTCGACGTGGCCGGTGTTAAAGTTGAATACCGGCATTGCCCAAAAATGGTTTACCTTACCTTCCTTAAAAGATGAAGTGTCGGACGGTTTTTCATTCATAGCAAATCTGAAAGGCTTGTTCTTACCCTCAACAACCTTCCAACCTGCATATCCAAAAATTGGCTTCTGTAGAATGCGAAACTTGTATTTTCCTGGGTTCTTAAAGCTCATGTACTGGCTGTCACTCTTTGGTACCTCGTAATTTGCTGGGGCGTTTCCAAAGAAGTCGTCTGTAGTTGTATCCATATGTCTTGTTAGTTTGATGTAAATAATTGGTTTCTAATTTCCTCTTGCCAGGCCCAGTAGTCTTTGTATCGGCTAAGGGATTGGCCTTCTTGGTTCTTCACTGGTTCTGTACATTTCGGCATGTCGCGGTCTATGGCGTTTGCCTCAAAGCCTTCCATATTAGTAGTCTTTGATTACTGCCTCAATGTCTAGCTTGCCAGTGGTAGCAGCGTGTCGGAAGATGGCTGTTGCCATTGTGTACACCCGCTGTCTGGTGGTGTTTAATTTCGCTGCCGTATCGTTTACTCCAGCTTCTCCTTTAAGGAACTTAAGTAGCGCTTTCTTAGCAGCAGCACTTAGCTTGTATTTTGATGTGATTACTATTGGCATGTTTGGGTTGTTAATTATTGCTGTTCGACCTACTGAGAAGTATACAGGAAGTATGAAAGTATACTAGTAAAGTTGTCCCCACATACAAAAAGGCCCCCAAAGAATGAAGGCCAATTTGCAAGACACATCTGCTATAGACGGGTTGGTAGCACCCGCTGATAGTGTAGCACCTACTTTCTCAACAAAAGAGCATAGACTGCCGATGATGAGGACAGTACTAGAATGACTGTCTCAAAGTATGGGGTGTTCTGGATGCCAACATACAATCCACCAAAGGCAATTGATAGACCAATAGTGAGCAACTTGGTAGCTGTTGAAGTGGTGCCATACCGCCCTTTAATCATCTGCACCAACACTGATAGTAATGCTCCTACTACTGCAATGGCTGTAAAGTCTGTTATTTCCATAAGTAAATTAGTTTATTAGTTGATAGATATACACCTCGTATCCAGCCTTTGCATACCTCGCGTTCCAGCTGGCTAAGGTGAAGTTCTCTTCCCACAGCCCATTAAAGCTGTTGTTGGACATGATGTTCGTGCCACGGGCGAAGATGCCAACGTGGCCTGGGTATGGGGCATCCTTTATGGAACCTGTTGGGCTAATGATAATGGCCCCTGGCCACAAAGACGGTACACGCATGGGCAACTGGGGCTGGTAGCGTCTTTTTAATGGCGTGGATGCCGGTCACTGACACGTTGGCAAGGCTTTCATTAAATACGTCGCCATTAAGCCGTAGCTGGGTCTTTACGTCGCTGTTGTATGGGACTTGTAGGGGGGTCACGACAATATCGTTTACCTTCACCTCAGTAATGGTGTGAACGGGGTCAATTGACTGGATGGACAGGCCACAGCCGTCATACAAGCGCGTCGTTGCTTCTGTCCGGTAAATAGGGAAGCCAGCCAGCTCGTCGCAGTGTTCACTCATGGCGTCAATGTAAGCCGTCAGTTGATTAGTGAAGGCTGGGTCTAGCTGTTGCTGGATGTAGTTCTCGACAGCAAGTTTTGTCGTATATCGTTCGTTCATGGCCTTATTGTAGCACTAAGAACAATCGTTATTCCCAAATGGGGTGAAGGGGCTGACCTTGGCTGAGAAAGGGCTATCCATCGGGCAGAACGGCTTTACATACGATACTTTCTCAATCGTCGCGTCGTTACCTGTCACAGCAAACGTCCCTGGCTCCACACCTATCCTGTAGCGGGCCAAAATGCCTGCTGGTGAGGCAGTAAGGGTAAAGACGGCTGTTTGGACGGCAATGGTGTATCGGGCCAAGAGTGAGGCGTTCTGTCCGGTCAAAGCAAACGCTCCAGTGCCACAGGCGATACGCAGGCGTCGCAAGAATGAGACGTCCTTGCCAGTGAGGCTGTATTGCGCTGTTTGGGTGGCGATACGGTAGCGCCCAAGGATGTTGGCCACGTTGCCAGTTAAGGCGAATACGCCAGTCTCACACGCCAGGCGGTACCGCTTGAGAATATTGGCGGCTTGTCCGGTAAGGGTGAAGCTGGCTGGCTGGGCTTGTAGGCGGTAGCGGGCGAGGATGTTGGTGGGGGTGCCGGTGGTGGTGAATGAGGCAGGGTCGCAGGTGATTGTGTAGGTGGGGGTTGGTGGCCCGCTTGCTGCTGGTTTAAATGCAATTGCGGTACCTCCATATCCACGAGTACCAGTGAAGCTCATTCTGGCATTTCCTGTTTGAGCTGTGACGATTCCATTTGAATCAGCGATACCATTTAATCCTGTACTGCTCCCAGCTCTAAGAGTTGGGGTCAGTAGTCCACCTGAATTCCAATTATCATCTACGTTTGTACCTGAAATTATCCACCAAGCGTCTTCTGCTGTTGTTAAGGGAATAGTAATTATATTTCCGCTACCGATACTATTAGAAATATTACTTGTTAAAACAGGGCTGGTTTGGTCAACACCACTATACGAAACTATGGTTATAGACATAATACCATTTCCACCAACAGCGGTGACGACAAGGTCATTTAATCCAGAAGATGGCGCTTTTAAATAGAATGAGTGAGTGCGCCAGTTTGGGGTACCAGGAAAAACCTGAATGTTTTGTGCAATCCGTGTCACTGCTACACCATTGTAGTTAGCAGATACAGAAGTTGGATTGCCAGTTGTCCAGTTTGCAGTAGTTGCTGAGATGAACAGAAATCCATCACTACCTGTACAAGCGTGAGCCACTGTCCTTACAGCCCCCGATTTAAATCCAAATTCTGTTTTCTTATCAAATGCTATGGCCATTCCCAACAGTATAGCAAAACGCCCCACACAAAGGCAGGGTATCATAATCTTGTTTAAATTAAATTCTGATTAATACTAGTTAACTGGTGAACGCTGGCAGTCTGCTAGGAGTAACCGTTTGACCTTCCCACTTGCTGAACTGACGCGCCTCACCCTCATATCTAGTTTGTTTCGGGCACCAATATTGCTTCCATGGAGGGACCAAGTGAGCAATTGAAGGTCTCCAATTGAAAAATCGCTATCTGGTCGAATAGGTATAACACGCTGAAACTGGTCAACAAATACTCGGGCATTTCTTGACAACGAGTTGTACCGAGTAATGTTTCCACGTATCACTTCTAAGCCAAGAGCTTCTTCGCGAGTATTGACCCAATCTTTGCTTTCAGTATCAAATGTAACGAGTTGATTTCGGGGAGTACTAATTTGAATACCTGTGACACAATCGTCGTCACCTACTTCGCCAATAGGCCGGTGAGCAGATTGCAGACTGCCTTCCAAAATTTCAGAAAGCTCATCAAAATCAGCTGGGCGTTTCAATGGTGGTGGCTGTATTCGATCATAAATCTTCGCTAAGCTTACTGTCTCCGGTTCTGCATCAAGGCTACCTGTAGCTCGCCGAAAGGCAGTCTTAATGAAGTCGTAAAACATTGGCGCACCAAGTGCGACTGCTGCCGTTGAGGTCGCTGGATAGGCTTCCATCAAGACAATAAGCTCAAATATAAAGCTACCTTGCCTGGCAGGCTTCATGTGAATGGTCGCACCCTTCAAAGCCGTCGCACGAGAAGTCACCTCTCCGGTCATGTAGGCATGGGTGGCGATATGTAACGCACGGGTTATGCCGTCAATTGAAGTAGCTCCATCATAGCCAGGAAGGACGTTCTCGTCAGCTAAGCCCCCAGTGTATTTTATCTTGAAGCGGTGCTCTGCCAAAGTAGCCATCTCATATCCCTAAACATCAAATATATTTTTAGGATTAAGCGTACCGGTCAAACAACACAACTTAAAAGAGAAATAATCATTGGAAGCAGCAAATACACCTTGTCTCACTAAACAACCGTCAGCACCCCTCCTGCATCATCAAAGTCAATCAGGACAGTTTCACCATCAGCCAAGGTCAATGCAGACCCACGGTCGTAGTAGCCAATCAATTCATCACTCGGGGCGTCATCATTGTAGAGATACACGTACCGGAAAGCCGCCACAGCGCCTCCTGCGGCCTCTAGGGTGAGGTCAGCCAGGACCAGCTTGTACGTCCCCCCTGTCTGCGCTGAGGTAGTGGTTGTCACGTCTCGGGCTGATAGGTTGGTGTAGGCGATTTGGGTCAGGTCAGCCAGTACCGCGTGTGAAGCATTTGGCGCGGTATTGGTCAGGGCTACTTTGATTTGGTCAGAGCCAAGGTTGTGTTTCCCCTCAGCTAGGGCTTCCACAAAGGCAGGTACTTTTACGAATGATGACATGGATGATTGGTTAGGGGTGATAACAAGCTCCTGGGCTTGATAAAGGGCAGTTTCCACTCTGCCCCCTACAAGCCGATGAACTATTTGGCGTCCTTCGGGGCTTCTTTCTTCGCTTCCTTCTTCGGGGCTTCGGCCTTCATCACTTGGCTAAGGCCAAAGGAGTTGAGGAATACCGCAACGTCTGTCTCATTCTCGGCCATTTCCTTTTTGTTTACCCACGCGGATAGTCCAAAACGTGACCCTGAAAGCTCGACAACCTTAGCGAACCGCCCCTGCGTGTTCTGGATAATTTGTCCCTTTTTCATAAGGCTATGCAGCGATTAAGGCAGCGATAACATCGTCAAATGTTCCTCTTAGGAAGGCCCCGCTGTCGTTGTTTTTGATAACAGATGTCAAGAAACGTCGCATCTTGATAGCCATGATGTCATTTGAGAAGTCATCACCATCTGAGTCAGAAAACTCGACTTCGTAACCACCCTTTGGACGGATAATCATTTTAGAGAAGTCCCCAATTAGGAAGTCTCCTTCGGCAATGGCCACTGTCTCAAGAACACGCACGTTCTTGATTAGTTGGCCGTCTGCGGTCTTGAACGGTGGCAATACATAAGCCCCATTATCGTCCTTCTCAGTATCCATCATCAGCCCGTCGATTGGGTTGATGAGAATAATGTTTGGCATGTATGTACCTTCACCAGCGACCATAATTTTTGCCACGGCTGCGCGGATAGCGTCGAAACGATTAGCGCTTGCAATACGTAGAGTTCCGATTGCTGTTGCGTCCAATTCCTCAGCCACGCCAAGGATTCCTTGAATCTGTGGCGATGTGCCATTTCCAGACAGCAACTGGTCTTCTGTTACCACCTTCATGTCTACAGAAAGCATGTTGCGCAGTACAGCTACTAACTCAGGACCATACTTCATCAGTTCGATTGAGTGCTTACTAATTGCAGAGATTTTCTCTACACCTTTGGATACTACACGGAATTTCCGGTCCACTTGTGGAATAGTCGCCAACTCAGCAGTCGATGCTGGAGCGCCAGTAGTGTTATACACCTCAGTGTACTTCACTGTGTCTGATTCGGTCGGGATCACACGTGCAATGTCTTCAAGAAATGTTCGTCGCGTCACTGGGATACTAATCTCTGTATCATGGTCAGGCGCAATAACATCACCAGTTAGGTCAGTGCGGTCAGTACCCTTTTCTAGGTACCCAAGTTCATTGGCATCCTTAAACTTGAACACAAAGCTACCTTTGCCTTGCTTTTCACTCAGGCCTCGAATACCTGATGTTACTCCGTCAACGTCAAACGATGCTTTATTGACAGTCACCTCAGCTACAACAGTCTTGGCCTTAGCCACTGCTGTCACTGAATCAATCATGTCGGCAACAGCGTCCTGTGCTGCTTTCAACTTTGCTACAGCTACTTTGTCTCCAGCCTCCATTGCCTTCTGCATAGCTTCTGAAAGCATTTTAGTAGCTTCGTCAGTCGTTTCTTCCTCAGTAGCTTCTACAGCTACGTCTTCTTTTACTTCTTCACTCATAAATCAGTAATGATTATTTTTTAAAAGCACCCATTGCAGGGGTAGAGTAGTATTGCTTACTTTTTATATTGTCTGATCGCCTTATTCAGGGCAGCGATGGCCTTAGCCTTGCTTGTTGCCTCAATAGGGCTTGTAGTTGCTACTTTCTCAATGGTTTTCTTAGTATCAATAAGACTGTCCTTAATGTCCTTTACATCCTCGGTGTCCTTAATAAGCGCCCGCCTGTTAGAGCCAATACCTACCAAGCTACATTCCATCAGCTCACAATTCTTAAGGACATAGGCGTCCTTTGTTTCGTCGTAGTCTACTACTTGGGGGATGAAGCCGACGCTCACCATGTTCAAGTCGCCACGGACTACATGTTTCCAGGCCCGCTCGATGTCGGCGTGTACATCAACGGCAAACTCAGCCACACCTACTAGCATCTTCTGCTCTGGGTTCTCAGGGTCTACTTCCAGCTTCACAGATAGCCACTTGCCAAGGGGGAACTCGTTGGACCGGTGGCCCCAGAAAAAGGCAGGGTTCTCAAGGAAGTGTTTAAGGTTCCAGGTATCTTGGTCAACGATATCGCCGTGACGGTCGATTGATGCTGTACTCATCACAAAAGTGGCGGTAAAGTTATTCTCGTCAATGGTGACGGCCTTGATAGCAACGTCTACATCAATGCGACTGCCTTGTATTTCTGCTGCTTTGGCTTGGTACTGGAGTTTCATAGTTAGAGTATAGCAGATAGAGATTTAACCAAATATTCTTCGAAAGAAACCTTTTTCCCCTGGATTGTGAATTTTACAATAGCCACCCTGTATTGACACTCCAAAATTATCATGAAAATCCAAATCACAGGTGCATGAATGTTCCATATATTCCTCTTTCCTACAGTCGGTACTTTCTTTAAATACTCCAGCTGCTTCCAAAGCCTCTAGTTGTTCAATTGTAAATTTGGCTTCAAGTAGTATCTTCAAATTTTCTATTTTCATAATTTTATAGTTGTTGATTTATACAGTAGGCCCGAGAACACACCGGCAGTTAATTGACTGCTCAGCCGGATAACTTTCCCCGCTTGGGAACGAACCGCCCTTGGCCACTATCTTGCCGTCATTCTCCTGGTGTTCTGGTCGCACCTTGGCGTCACCAACACTAATCCACTCCATGCCAGTAATGACTGAGGATTGCTTATAAGCGTCATGGGAGGCTTTGCTGAGCGTGTAACCTGTCTCTGTTCGGGCGATGGTCAAAGCCCGCTTCACACTCATATCTTCAAAGTAGTTGCGTAACTCACGGCCTATCTTATCCGGCCCATCCCCTGCCTTTAGCCCGCCCAGTATCTTCTCCTGCAACACGGCAAAGGTAGTCTCGGTCATTGAATTAGTGAAGAAGTCGGCTCGGGCGCTGATTGCCGCCATTAACACCTCATCAGCCCAGAAGTTGTCCGCTGACTTCTTGAAAACGGCGTCTAAGGCCGCTTGCCCACCGTCTTTGTATAGCTGGTGCAAGATTGGGGTGAAAAGCATTCTAGCGGCGGTTTTCTCGGCCCCTAGGTCCATGAATCCTTCCGGCTGGAGGTCAGTTGCTAGGATGCGCTCCAGCTGTCCGGCGTGAAAGGCGTCAATGGCTTCCTTGAGAACCTCAGATTTCTTATCTACCCGCTTGTTGTACGCCTTGGCATAGCCGTCCTTGAGGCTCTTGGTTGGGAAGATACTGTTGAGGTGACGCTTTGGCTCACTTGATACCATTAGCGCGTCTACGGTCAATTCCTTGGCCCTGAGGGTCTTCGCTAGGATTGGTCGGCGTCGGATGATGCCCTTGGCCTCTTGCTGGACCGCTTGGGGGGTGCTGAATGTTACGGCCCCTAAAGTGTCGTAGCCTGCGAGTTCCGGTCGGCCTGTCTCAATACGCGCCTCGTTCTGGGTGATCCACTTGCCTACACCAGCCTGGTGTTCCTTGAGCATCTGCTCGCGGTCGTTTGGTGTTGGGTCGTCAAAGCGGAAAAACAGGGCCTGGTCAAAGGTCGGTAGGAGACGGTTGTTTATCACGTCGATGAAGGCGTCCAATACAGGCACCACGGCTTCTTGCAGGAACATCTTATACGCTTCCTGCGAGTCAGTTTTGTTGACGTTGCCACTTGTAACCATTGCCTCAGGCACACCAAGGGCAGCGAGAATGTCGCCGCGTAGGAAATGCTGGGTATCCATCAGCCCCATCTCTACTGGGGTCTTGTTCAGCTCCTGGATGGCCTTGATGTTGTTCCCAAAGAAGCCAGCCTGCCCGCCATTATTGCCCCCAAAGGTTTTCTTCCACAACGCGCGGGCTTTGTTCCCTTTTTCATCGTCAACAGGACCATCGACAAAGACAGCCACGTCCGGACGGCCTTGGTTCTTGAGGAAGTTGGCCTGGTACTCGCCAGCGGCTTTTTCGGTAATGATACGGATGTGAGCTGGACGCACGGCCCCTACCCCACGCAAGATGTTCGTCGGGTCTGGATTCTGGATGTGTACGATGTCTTCTGGCTTGAACTTGGTCACCGTTCCCGACCGGTGCTCGTAGGCCACAATCTTCTTGTTATCAGCAGACAGGATGATGTCCATCTGGTCAGGCCTAAGTGTGACCATACTCATGTCATCGCGGTTTATGTACCAAAAAACGTCACCTGATAGCAGGTAATGGGCGCACGATGTTTCGATAAAGACGCGCTGGGTTTGCAGGTCATTGGGATTATAGAAAAGGTCCAGGATCTGGTGGTCAAAGACTTCTTCGGTGTCGCCGCTGGTCCCCTTAATCTTGTGTAGCTCCAGGGGGATACTTGCCATGCGCTTGGCAATCTTTGAAACGGCAATGTAGAGATACAGGCTGTCTTTGTATGAGTTCAGGCTACGGCTGTCGGTAAAGTTCTCGATGCCGGTGACTTGGTTATTGCTGTATGAAGTAAAAGTGGTCAGCTTTTCTTTGGTGTCCGGCTCCGGTCTTTTAAACAGTCTGGATAGTGGGTTTCGCATATATGGCTGATTATACACTAGGCCATTAGGTCGCCCCCATGCCTGCGGGCTGTCCACACGGCACTTGATACTGCGTCGATGCCGTGGTCGTCGCCGTCTTGTGGTTCGTTGGTCGGTTCTTTGTTACGGTCAAGCGCCCAAGAATAGGTCTGGTGCTCTCGGGCCAAGTTGGCACTACTCTCAGTGTAGTAGACCTGCTTGCCCTTGAGGTAGTTCACTCTGGCACGCCTACTGTCTGCCCCTTTAGATGTCGGGACCACGTACCAGCCGTCGTCACACAGCTCAGCAATAGACTTTGGCTCAGCGGCGTCGGCATAGTTGATAATGCTCTTACTCATACCAAGCTGGGCCATGCGGGCGCTGAGGTGCTTGTTCAGTAGACCAGTCTCAAAGACCAGCTCCCGCGCCCACACGTTGTCGTTGTGTTCTTTGATTTCATAGACGGCGGCTGGGTCATTGGTAAACCCAAAGTCAGTCCCATAGTAGCTGGGATGCGGCAGCGCTTCAAACTCAGCGTCCGTAATAGGTAGCCAATTCTTGAATATACGCCCCCTGGCACCCTCAGACACCAGCCCCTCGATCATGTTGTAGTAGTGGTCAGGATTATTAGCTTTATATAACTCAAAGTTGCGAATAGTCGTGGCGTTGAGATTTTTGATGTTGTCCTTGTAATTTGTATGGATAAAAACAGTATCCTCATGGCTGGCTTTAAGTACTGGCTTAAAGAAACCGTCAATACCGCTATCAATGAGGTTGCACCACCGCCGTACTATCCAGTGGTTTTTGTCCGGCGGGTTTAACAGCAACACAATGCGGATGTCACTTTTCATGGTACGCAAACTGTCATCAAGCTGGATGAAGTCTTCTTCACTCACCTCATCTGCTTCTTCGATAATAACGGTCGTGTAGTTAGCCAGAGACTTAAGCTTGCTCTTTTGGTCCCCTGAGCTTTTACGAAAACCAATGCCGTTAATCTTATTATCGCCGTACTCAAGGGTCAGGGTGTTCTCCCGAATAGTGATAGCCTCCTCGGCCCCTTGTTCCTCGATACGATCCTTAATTTCCTGAAAAATACTATTACGGATGTCACCCATAACAAAACGCATGATGGCGCACCGGAAGTATTCAGGGGCGGCCAAATGGGCTAAGGCAAACTGTGAGGCAACGTAAGACCTACCAGCGGCTCGGCCTCCCATAATGACGGTGTATCTCTTGTGGGTAGTAAATACCGGCTGGTAGACGCTATTGACTATCTGCTCCATCAGGTTTCATGGTTACAAAAGCAATAGAGTTTGACTTGATTGGCTTGTCGCCACTGGTGACGTCTGTCCGGTCAGTCATGCCGTGATTGGATGCCAGGATTAGTTTGGCGATAGTCGGATTGTAGTCGCCATTAAGGCTATGTTCTATGACTAATCGCTTCTGTTCAGCTACTACTGCTTCCAAAGAGTCGGAAAACGTGGTGTGGTTGTCACGCCATTCGTAGAGAGTAGAACGATTTACTCCTAAATGTTTTGCTAAACCTTCAATAGTAGGCAAGGTAATTGTCACTTTGCGCTCATACGAATTGGACTTCTCACCTACTGTCTTGTCGTAATCCCAAAAGTCATTGCCACAAGTATCTAAATAGCCATCAGCTTTCTTTTGCATAGCTGGAGTGTACTTACTTGGTCGTCCTGTTGCCTTCTTCTCTGGAGTAGTTTTAGCTTTTGCCATACATAAATGTTACCACGGCCTATCCTTATCAATAAAGCGCCAGACCTTTCGCCTCCCACGCCTCACCCGCTTCACAGTCAGGTTGGTGTGGTGGTGGATGGCAAAGGCGTCAGCCGTTAGCTCAGTCCGATACTCAGGGGCGAGGTCCATAAAGGATACGTCCCTGAGTAATTCACCCTTGGCCACCCTCATACTGTAAAGGGAAAGCTGGATGTGTTGGATGCTGTACCGGCTTCGCATAGTTGCATAGTGATTATAGCACTATGTAAAGGGGTATGTGGGGGCGGTAGGTGTGGATAAACACTAGTTTCGGCAAGTATTCCAAAAGTTCTCAAAGGCTACCTGTATCTTGCTGAAGTCGGGCTTATATTCGGGAACAATTAGGTACAGAGGAATACTTCGGATTGAATTTTCGGAGCTTTGACCGGGATTATAATTTACTAATTCAAGCAGAGTTGTAGCATCAGGAACTCGATAACTAAAGGACTGAACTAGTCCCTCACTATTTCTTTCAAAATTTAGCACTGGTCCCTGTGGACCCCAACGAGCTATACTTTCAACTTTCCGTAAATCAACCCGCCAGAGTTCCATTTTGCCACCTTTGTACCCTTTGTAGCTGGCGCTAAAACTCCTTGTTTGAACTTGCAAGGCACAAATGTTTTCTTGGAAACCAGATAATCCAAGATAGAGATTAGGGGATTGATACCTCACTAGCTCCAGAAGGTCACCAAATGCTTCATTAACTGTAAGCGTGGGCGTCTTCGCTCCTCCGCCAGAAGACGGGAACGCCGCATCGAAGCACTGCAACCTAGCGATATCATTATCCATACCAACACACTTCTCCGCTTGGGCAAAGGCAGGCAGGGCAGTAAATGAAAACACAGCAAAAAGGGAAGCGCGAGCAAAGTTACTTATGGTCATGGGTAATCTCCAGGGCTAAATTTCCCAGATTCTCACCTTAGACCGGCTGTAAAGCAAGAAAAAAGCCCCCTCACTAGGAAGGGGCTGTAGTTTTACTCTGCTGCCATTTGCTGTTCTTGCTTCTGGGTGAGCCAGTTCACGGCCTTCTGTGCATCAGCGCTGGCTTTGAATATAAAGCGATTTTCGTTTTTAAGCGCCATGAGCCAGGATTGCAAATACTGGGCATGGTCCAGCCTTGGCTCATTGGTGATGCCTAGCTTGGCACAGCAGAACGCCGCCCCTAGCTCAGCCACAAGTTCTTCATAGGCGTAACAGGTATCGCCAAACTTGCCAGTCAGGTCACGATCCAGCCGTTTCTTGTGGCCGGTGGCGTGGGTAAGTTCATGGAAGATGGTGCTGTAGAAAGCTTCTTGTCTGGAACTCGTTGGGGTGTCAAAGAAAAGCCAGTCATTGGGGATGTACACCTCATCTGAGGCAGGCATGTAACACGCCCTCTCGCCCTTCTCAGTCACTTTTATGCCAGTGGCGGTAATCATGGCGTCAGCGACCTCCAATCGCTCCACAGGGCCATTATCAGGCACCTCAGGAGCTTTGTAGCCTTCCACCTGACTAGCGTTGAACACACGGCTGTACTTGAGAACAAAACGCTTATCCTCGCCTTCTTTCTCCGGCAACGGCTTGTAGAATACGATCACCGACGATTTAGCCCCTTTCTGGACCTGTGCGCCTGCTTCCTGCCATTGCTTATAAGATGCCCAGTCTGAGCTGGTGTGGCCGTAGACGGCGGATGAAGCCCACAGGCTCAAAATATTCACGCCGTTATATTCATTGTTAGTCGTGGGATTGGTTGGCAAGCCTACCGCTGAGCGATGCCAGGGCATTACTAGCTTGCCAGGGTCATTTTCGATAGCGTCAATAATAGATAGAGTGACGGTTGCAAAGACGTCCATTGGTACTTCTCCAGATGTAAGGAACTACTGGGGGGATTGTACCATTGGGTATTAGTCTAGTTTAGCTAAGGCCTCTTCGATGTTGAGTCCGTCTGCTAGATGGTCGATGAAATTGTGCCATTTACTATTTGGGTCAATAAAACCTCCGTAGTCACAATAAACCGTGTCACACCTGCCTACCAAGTTTTCACACCTCATCTCTCCATTAGGGTAATCTTCATCTATCCACCCCCTAGTCTTACCTACTGCTTGCCAGAATGCTGGGTCAAGGAGCATAACTTCAACTGAGACTCTTTTTATCATTCTGTGGAGTGGGTATTTCCAATGAGCATTACCTCCAAAAAAGTCTCCATTTTCAAATACTCCTTTTGCAACGGATTCGTCACCTCGCCAACCTCCCTCAATCGCATCTTTTATAATCTGTTCTGTTGCTGTCATACCAATTATCTTACTTTAATAACTCCCCCATCTCATCTAAATAATTCTTCAAGGCCTGGGACCTCTCAACAAATCCCCCTGCCCCCATGAATACTGCATTTAACTCTTTGTAAATTCGCTTTCTCTCTACAAGAACAGTAGCACTCAATGCTGTTTCAACTGCTGAAAGCGGTACCATTGGATTGTCCTGTGAACACCTGACATTACTATAGTGTTTTGGCAATTGCTCTATAATCTTGCCTAGTCCTATCTTAAGATTTACTTCATTCATATCTCACATACGGTTACTGGCGCGTCCCAATACCCCTCGGGCGCGCACTTGCTAATAATCATGTTCCGGTAGTTGCAATCAATAATCACCGTGACTGTGACATTCGCTGTCTGGGCCGTGGCTATGTAGGCTGAGGCGGTGAATAATATGGCGGTGGCTAGGATGTAGAGTAGATATTTCATACAGCATTTTCAAGTACGTCATCACTCGCCCCAAGCGCTTTTAGTAGCTTCTTGGCTGTTAGGACAGTGGTGCGAGACTGTTCTGTTCGTAGCTTGCTGATATGGGTGAAGTGTACGCCGGACAGCTCTGCTAGTTTCCGGTCTGACATCTTCTGCTCTTTCATTAGTGCGCCTAAGGGAATTAGGTGGACTGTCTTGATTTCTACGATCATATTAAAAGATTATTTTGTTAATAACATGGTCAATCGCGTCTCGGTATGTATCATCTGCTGTTGTTGCTAAATCGTGGGGACTTGCTGAGTACAATAGTTGTCGCAAAGATTCTATATCTACTTCAATTTTGACTTCCTTCATATCAATGTGTCTTACCTGTTATACTGTAATACTAACATACTACAAATATCCTGCAACTATACCTGGGGACAAAAAACACCCCAGCCGTAGCCAGGGTGTTGATAGTATTTATAGTTGCCACTTAGGCGGCTGCTTCTCGATTTCAGATAGGCCTATATAACCCGCGATGGTCCCATCTTCTTTGCGAAGGGGAACGGCCACAGTGCCTTTAAGTACACCACGTGGAGCAAACCCTACACCTAAAGCCTCAGCCACCTCTACAGTGAAGCCTATGGCCTCAACGGCGGGATGGTCAGCTTCTAAGTAAGTGAGGGGCTGGAAACCACCACGGGCCTCCTGCCCCTCAAGAGTAGACGCCATCACAGGCTTCTTCTCTGGCTCTGGGCTACCAACGATCCAGTTGGCGGCATCTTTTGGGGAAAGGCTTTTCACCTCAGCGACCAGGCTGATAACGTCGCCCCCTTTACTCAGGGCAAAGCTGTACCAAAGGCCCTTGGCTGGTGTGATGACAAGTTTTCGGTCGCCGTCGGCACCGGAGAAACATTTGCCCCTAAGCTGCGCCCCGTTCTTCTTGAGGTCGAGGCCAAGCCTGCTGGCAACTTCTTCAATGCCATGCGTTTTCTTGATTTCTTCAAAGTCGAGACTGTACGCCACGGTACTACTCCTATGTGTTGAACATCTAGGAGTAATAGTATCACGCTAAATGCTACCTAAGACACACGCCACAATCCTCACACACTACTAGGTAATGGTGGTCGATTTCTTCTTTTGTGTGTTGGCAGTCGGTCCACTTGCCATAGCGCAGTAAATTATTGAGTCTTTTCAACATCAGTCACCTCCATATACAAAGGAGTATCATCTAAGCCAGCTCGTTTCCAGTCACTGGTTAATAAATCTGGAAATGGCGGGGGAGCAGTAAAGAGAAGTTCTTGTACTGGGATGTCGTGGAACAGGAACATGTTGGTACTACCATATAGCCTAGTGGCAAGGTCTACAGCTGTCTGGGTACGTGCCTTGGTCGGAAACGCAAACAATACACGCAGGTTGGGGATACCAAGCTGTTTGTATGTTTTCTTGTCGATAATGTCCTTGTAGCCCAGTAGTTTCTTGAGCGTACTGGCGCGGTTGAGGTCTTTTGGTTCTACTGGATTGAAATTTTCAACTTCCAGGACAAAGAAGCTCACCTGCCCATTGGGGTAACGGATGCCAAACAAGCCATCTGGGACCAGTTTGCCCCGTACAGACGTGCCTTTGTAGCTGGTGGAAAACTCTAGGCGCTGGGGGTCTGCAACGCCCAGACGGGCCACTATCTCAGTCCAGGGGATAAACTCACAGTCAGTCCGGTTCACCCCTATCTCAATGCTGGCAAGGCTGTCACAAATCATCATCGCGTGGGCAAAGTTCTTTACCGGCGCGTCTCCCCTTCGCCTATCCAGCCTCGTCACTTTCAAGGGATGCCGGTCGTGGTCGATAAGGACTTGCTCACCTTTCTTAGTGATTGAGTGGATGCGCGGACACCACAGATTGTTGTATCCACGCTTCTGCTCTCGGGGCTGGAAGATGTATCCTTGCTTCCGTCTTCTCTGGAGCTGATGAATAATGCCGTGGTTGCCACAGTCTAGTAGATCACGAATGAAAGAAGTCCTGAGGTACTTGTACCGGCTCAGTAGTGTAAGCAGGTCAAGCAACTCAGGAGTGATGATGTGGTAGCCGGTCTTTTGTGGCTTTCCAGTTGGTTTGGTCATGGCTCAAGTATACATGCTACCAGCGACGCTCTAAGGCGACCGTAGGGTTTTTTATGTAGGCAAGGCAGAAGGCCCTCTGGTCGGTAACATAGTCCTTGTACTTTTTGTAGTACCTACTTTGGCCGATAATCTCAGCCATTAAGATATTTCGCCATTGGCATGTCTGTTCACTCAGCCCATAAAAGACGTGGAGATGTTCAAGCATCATGTTGCAGACTTCTGTCTCACCTGGCAAGGAGAAGTCTGCCTCACCTTTCCAGTGACACCAATCATGCCAGGCACGAAAGGCATGGTTCACTTCTGCTTCACCAAAGATGGTAGTACCGGATGCACCGCCGTAAACAATCATCTCAAGCCCCAGGTCCATGCGCTTCTTTAGTGCTGCATAAGTCGATGGGGCATCATCTGATGTTGTAAAGTTTGGAACAAAGTGCGCGGCAATTCTTAGCACCGCTTTATTTAGTTTTACGTCAAGTGGGGTGGTTGTGGTTATTTGTGACATGATCGTCTCCATTGGTTAGGAGACTCCCAATAATCACACAAAAGCGCGGCTGTATAAGAGCGCTATGAGGCGGTATGGGTTAAATGATTGGAGTGATAGTTTGTGAGTAATGCCCTTGAGTGACTATGAGTAGGTATAAAGTTTTTGTTACCAACTCCCCTACTGGTATGGATGTCACTCAAATGCGGAATATTCTAGAAAAGGGTGACGATAGAGAGGGTGGGGAAGACCCCTTACCTTGCCGAGATATGGCCTAAACTAAGGCTCGTTTGTCCATTCACCCGACTCAGGTACATCAGGGGTCCCTCCGCCTGGTTTCGGGCTTGTCGGCGCGCGGGGGACCGGATTATTGCCACTTCCCTTCGGCGCGTACCGCTTCCGCATCTCATCTCGGATGGCCGATAAGGTGGATATATCGGGTAGATTTTCAAACCAGCTTTTTTCTACTCTATATCTGATAGTGCCATATCCTTTTACATAGGCAGCGAAACTTCCCTTCGGTTGACTGAAAACATACTCAGGTGTTGTCTGCATCTGACGCGATAACTTCTGCGCATCTTCAATAGAACAACCCCCAGCAAACTTGATGGTAGTATTACTTGAAATTGTCGGAAGTAGTCCAGAAGAGAGACGACCTAGTGATTGGTGCGCGATAACCAAACCAATTTCATATTTCCGCGTTTGTTCAAAAATATCAAAGAGGATATCGCTATCCTCAGCATAATCTTGAAATTCATCAATGTAGACGTAGGTTCGTTTCCCTTTCCCTTCTTCCCTACTAATGGCAGCACGATACAACTGCGCAATAAAAAGTCGGCCAAGCAACGACGCACCTTGCTTTGACATGTGTTTTTTATCAGTAGAAATGAGAAGCACTTTGCCAGTATCAATAATAGTCCGAATATCAATATCGTTACCGCTTGCTCCAACCATCACTGCAAACTTTTTATTGCTCACCAGGGCAAAGATACGTCTGCATATTTCCTCACGAGTTCTATTTTTTCCTTTGGCGGAAAATTCTCCCTCGAAGAATTTTAGTTCCATTTCGTCTAATGAATCGGCATACTTTTGCCATTCGTCACCTTCTTCAAGAATATCAAACATAGTTCGCAAATTTCCACCACAATTTACAACCATTTCTGATACAAAGGTAAAATAATACGATTGAAGACCAGTCAGCTCAACCTGTAAAGCAGCAAACATGTACTGGAATAATTCAGCGCTGGTATCGCCATGAAATAGGTTCAGTGCAGGTGGACAGTGCATCGGGTCTACAAGTACTAGTTTTTCTAGCGGCACTTTAGTTGCTATTAAGTTTATTAGTGCATTTTGGCTATCAATAACTACTACTGAGTGACCGGCTTTAATATCCCTCATAATCATGTCTTTTAGCAGGGTTGTTTTACCCTGACCCGTACCAGCGAGTATCTGATGATGCTCGTTACGTATCTTCTCTGGAAGGGTGATATCGACCTTTAGATTAGAGATTGCTGTATATAGCTGATTACCTAATCGCTCCTTTACAAACGTCAGTATTTCATCGGTGTGCTTATCAATACCCGTAGGAACAAGAGTATGAAGCGGTGTGTTTCCCCTTCTCCCTGTCATGAAGTCGGGGTGTGGCAATAACTTGAAGTACTCGTTGATATACATGCTGTACTGCCCCACCAAATACGCCTCAGCCGGTGGTGAAGTCACCAGTATCCGCTCAACATCCATTTTAAACTCGGCAGGGATAGTAAGCTCGGCCATAATCTCAGCTACATACCGCTGGCTATTGTCTACTGGCGGAAGTATCGGCGCTGGCGGGGGATTTTTACGCAACTCCAAAGCATCAGCCTTAGCCCTACGCATAAGAAGTTTGTGATAGAAAAAATTACCAAATGCGGCCATAATCAGGACTATGACCATGAAGCTGAACTGAGGGGCTAATAGGTTTAGCCAGACTAAAAAGCAGCTACCACTCAAATATAGATATGCGTTCCGCATGTCACCTTTGGGTTTGTCAGTCGATTGGACCATGAAGTACAGCCCCAAGCCTGTCACCAATAACGCCGATATAAGCTCCATCAAATTCCCTTACAGTAGTTGCGACGTGTCTGGGTAATAACCTTACCAGGCATCTTTAGGTTAGGGTCAGCCAGGGGAACGGTCAAACTATCTGTGCGGGACCGGTGCCAGGGAAAGGTACGGTAGGTATGGGGTTTTAGCTCATCAAGGTTCTCAAAGCTGCTGTATTGGGTCAGGCGCTCTTGAAAGCGCACCGCATCTTCGGGCGAGACTGTGAAGATGTGCCTCTGGGTAGCGTTCCCCATCAACGCGGCAAAGAAGCTCCGGTCCAACTGCTCAACGTACTGGTGGGCCACAGTCAGCGATACATTGAACTTCCTCAGGCCAGACAGCATCTCAGACAAGGTGGAGGCTGAGAAGTGATGGACTTCATCAATGTAGAGGCTGAAAGGAATGGTCGGGTCCCTTCGCAAACACGCCAAGTGTATGGAAGACAAAAGGACAGAACCAATCAGGGACACTTTGGATAGTCCCAACTGCCCTTGTGGCAGCCGCACGAACAAAATCTTGTCCTTTACTGTATCGGACATTGTGAACTGTCCTTTACGGCTGGATAGCAGGCGCTGGAGGCGGGGGTCGCCAAATAATACAAATAACTTGTTGAGAGTACTGGCTGTGCTGTCCCGTTGTTCTTTGGGTGTCATGGCTGAGAAGTTGTCCCAGAAGGTTTCAAGGACAGGGCTAAAAGACAGACCAGCCCGAAACTCTTTGTCCGTTAGCACAGCGAGACTATCGAAAAAAGACAGATTATTTTGTATCAAAGACAGGACTGTAAAGTACAAATACATGTCCATTACTGGCGTGGTTTGTCCGTGATAACCCCAGGCGTCTTTTATCGTGTCCGATAGAGCTGTGGCCATTAGGGGCTGATTATCGACCTCAGACAGTGGGTTCCACGTGATGTAATGGGTAGGGTCGGTTGGGTCGAAAATAATAGTGTCCTTGAGCCGTGACTTGGGGACGTGTTGCAGTAGGTCATCAATATCGTCGCCGTGGGGATCAATAAAACAGACGGCGTGGCCCGCGTGGATGTCGGCGATGATTTGTTGTTTCATCAAGCTGCTCTTGCCAGAACCAGCGGACCCGATGATGTACTGATTTCTATTCTTCATAGGTAACTATGCGCCATAACCGCACACCAACAGACCGGCTCCAGGAAAGACGAGCGGTGCATCTGTGGAGTAGTGGGATGGGGTGCGGTTAAGGAACAGGTCTGTAGTGAATTGTACCAGTGGAGCCATGATTGAGAAATTTTCACTTTTGAATGAACCTCGCTGTGGTGGGTGCGACAAAGCCACCTCACATTTAATGGTTCAAAGTAATTATCGTGATGCGCCTGTAGCGGATAGTTGCGGCAGCCGAACTCGCAAGTTCTCGGCTTGACTAAAGTACCGTTGTTTACGGCTGTTCGCACTTGGCTTCGGGCAAACCTCTTTTCTGGGAACTGTGCATCAGCCTCACGCCGTCGAGCGAGAACCTCCGTACTGTTTTTCTGGTAATACCGTTTCCAGCGCAACTTCACAGCCAGTGGTTTGCAGTGGGTGCAGTACAAGTGTTGGAAACGAAAGTCTGGCAATTCCCGCTTATTGCATAATTGGCATAGTGTCATCGTGAAATTGTAACAGTAAAAGTATGGTGACGGTACTGTCCGCAATACTGTCCGTTCAAGCGAGCTTAGCGAGTGCGTGACCCAAGCAGCTTTTCCCTGTGGGCCTGTGTCTCTGATAAGAGAAAAAGAAGGTTGGGTCACGCGCTTGCGCGGGCGGACAGTATTGCGGAATGGTTAGGTATGAGTTGATATGTGTAACCGGCTAAAACCGGAATAAATATTCAAACAGGGCAGATGGGGAAATGTGGCTTGGTTTGAATGGATAGTGTGGTAATATTTGGGGTAGTAGATGGTGTGTTATCAGGGGATGATACGTTAGGTAAGAACCACACAAAGCGGTGCGCGTAAAAATAAGTACAACCCTTGTCCGCTGAGTAAAGACTTTGTAAAACTTAGAGTACTGGAAAGTATAGGGGCGTTACGAACTTACTTCCCTGAAAGCCCATCATCAAATAGCATTACCGGTTAACTCAGGGGTAGAGTAGCCGACCACCGAGTTTAATCGGTGGTATCGGAAAGTCGCAGGTTCGAGTCCTGTACCGGTTGCAAATGTAGAGATAGACCAATGGTAGGTCACTAGGCTCATAATCTAGGGTTGGCAGTTCGATTCTGTCTCTCTGCACAATGTCGTACTGTCGCCAGCAAACTAGTTGAGGTAATCGCAACCGATGAAATTCTGGCTATTCTTCCACGAATAAAGTGTTTTGCCTTCGTCCAAGTCTGAACAGCTGATAAGGTCTTGCCCTTCCTTGTTCATAATAATCTTACTGGTCTCATGCTCCCAAAGAGAACCGTACCTCTTTGAACCAATAAACTTACTACTGTTCACTACGCCACAGATACCACTTGGTGTGCTTTCGACGGCCCAGAGCCATTCGCTGACCCTCACATACGTCTGGCTGTACTTGTTCACAGATGTCTGGCAAGAGCGTGTCTCTTGCTCATGCATATTTATAAAAACTGTTTCAAGGTTCTTAAAATTTGGATCACTACAAAATGCAGTAGCATCCGATGCAAAGCGTTTCATATCTGACTGAGCTTGTATGGGAGAATTTTGGAAGTTTGTAATAGCTTTCCTCAAGTCTTCTTCGGTAGTAATTGCTGTGACAGCTGCTGCGTCGCCGTCTATTATCGCTCGAAGATGTTCAGAGGCGGAACACATAGTGCCTTGTAAATCTGTGTCACTTTCAAACTCAGCTTTGAGCTGGGACATTGCCTCAGCAAGCCCTTCTGGCTTTGATTTCTTACTCAGAAGCACTTGGACAAACTCGCATGAAATACGGTTTGCATAGTTAGCTATCGGTATACACTCATAGTTGAGAATATCAGTCGATATGTTGCCAATGATGGTACCTGAGATGGGTTGGGCAGTTGCGTTGTTGCCAATGAGTATTAAAAAGGAAATACCTAAATAACCGAACTTCACAGACTGACCTCCTATCTGCTGAAAAAGGGAGGCGACAATATGTCCCCTACCCTTTAAATTCACCCCTGAGCCGTGTAGTGTCCATTCTCGGTAGTAATCTCATCTGACTTCTTCAAAGCCGCCACTGCGTTGCTCACACTGGTCTGAGCCTTGTCATCAGTGGCCTGCATAGCTGCCAGCAAGTCCCCACGACTAATACCGTTGGGGTGCTTTTTAATCTCAGCCAAGACCCCTACCCGAATGCCTGAGCGACGTTTGGTAGTGGTACGTGTACCTTTGGTGCCGTCTGACAACTGGTAGTTGAAGCCAAGGGCGTTCAGCGCGGTGATGGCTGAGTTGACTTTGGCCATAGCCGACTTCTTCTCATCTTCAATGAGTTGAGACTTCTTGGCCTGTAGGTCGGCGATCTGTTTATCAATATCTGAAAGGGCAGTCATGGTTGTTCTCCTGTGTGATAGGTACCATGTAATACTATCGGCAAGTGATACCAATACCCTAAATAAAAAAGGGGCCAATGACTAGCACTGGCCCCTCCGCTCCTAGTTATTATTAGGAGCTGTCGCGGTCGTTAATACGCTTCGCAATCCAATCGTCTATCTCGCTTTCAACCCAGGCCACTCTACCTTGACCTAAGCGCACCGGTTTAGGAAAACCTATATGCCTGTACGATGGGTCGTTGGTATAGCGGTCTATTTGAGCACGAGACAAAGACAACTTTTCACAGACTTGCTTCTTCGATATTAACTTAGCCATCCGAACATACTCCGTATTGGGAGCTAGTCCGGACGTCACTCAGGTTACGTTATACCCCTGGGCAACTATAGTGTGGACGTGTTTTTCGTATTTTTCAACAGCCAAGCGCATTTCAGATACATAGTCATATCGGTTATAAATCCCTTGTACGCCACCAAACGTGCCGGAAACGTGGTTCAAGAGCTTCTCAGTCACATGTATCGGGGTACCTAACTGCGCATGGGTAGAAGCGAATGTGCGCCTGAGGTCATGGATGCGGTATGGCTTAATCTCCAGGCCTTCATCAAAGCGTTTTTTCGAGTTACCCCAGCTTGAAAAAATTACCTCACGGGGACTGATAAACATCTGTTTTGGCAACGGTTTTAGTAGCTCCAACACTGTCTTTGATAGCGGTAGTGTATGAGGGTGGCTGTTCTTTGTGTGGGTGCCTGGAATGACCAGCACGTCTCCTGTTATCCAGTCGCGGTGTAGGTGGGAAACTTCACTGCGCCTGAGGCCCGTGTGAATGAGTAACTGCATCAGAAGGCCAAAGGGACGCCTAAAAGTAAGCGCGTGATTGTAAATCAACTTCAATTCGGCATCAGACAGGACCCGTTCACGTGGGGGAGTGGCGTTTGTGGGGGCAATGCGATCCAGTGGAGAATTGTCGATATAGCCCTGCTTTACACACCAGTTAAAATACACACGAGCGGCGACAAAGGCGTGATGGCGTTCGGACGGTACGGCCTTTAGTAAGTCTAGTCGCTCAATGATGTCAGCCTTGCCGATAGATGCTAAGGACTTACTGCCAAAATTGAAGTGTCTTTTAAGGATACGCCGGTAGTCTGAAACGGTGCGCGGTTTATTACGGCCTGTGCAGTCATCTAGGAAGCTCTCAGACGCAACAGAATGACTTGTGGCCGGTCTTTCCAGTGGATTGGATGAATGGGTAACTGCCAGGCGCTTGGCTTCTTGGCGGGCAGTTTTGAGCGATACAGCTGGGTACTTGCCGATGGTCTTGTACGAGCGCCTTTTGCCTAGGACTGCGACAAAGGTTTTACTTCCGCCCTGGGACACCCTGACACCAAAGCCAGACTGTGACGCATCAAAGTACGTTTGCTGTCCTTTCTCTGGTAGAGGGAGGTTGCGGATGGTGATGTCGGTAAGTGCAATCTTAGCCACTTCTTAGCCTCACAAATAGGGTGCGCTGTAGTGGTTTGTATGGTCAAAGTGAGGAGTAGACAATCCCATATATCCTGTATTTATTGGGTATTTGAGCATGTATGAGATATTATGCAACACAAGTTCACGGATTGCAAATCCGCGTATATCGGTTCGATTCCGATACTCGCCTCCATTGTTTTCAGTGACTTAGCAGATTGAGCGTTCGCAGATTGAGCGTTCATAGGGTATCAGTTTCATGTTCTGTGCGTGTTCTGTTCACTTGCGTTTCGCCGCCGCTTGGCGCGCCCGCATTATCTGTCTGGCCTCCCCTGCATATTTGATAATCATCGCTTTTGACGTGTGACCGCTGTAGCTGGCGATTTCATCATCAGTGCATTTGGCCCATGCCAATTCCATCACGCCGCGATAGCGCAGAGCGTGTTGATCGAAAGCCATCAGGCCCAGCCGCTTGCGTTCTGCCAGCATAACCTTTGCAATCGCGTGATAGTCCATCGCAGAGCCATCAGCGCGGGTCAGAATGTGACGTGCAGGGTGTGGCGCGAATCCCAAGTCAGCCTTGGCCTTATTCAAGGCGCTCCTGAGCGCCTCAGTGCAGGGCAGCGACAGCGGCTTGTCTGTCTTGTTCTGGCGCAGCTTGAGCGTATCACCATCATAATCGCCCCATGTGAAGCCGATCCAGTCACCCGGACGCTGGACGCTGCCGACACCGATTTCAAACATGAGCAACGGTTCGGCCATGCCCTCAGCGCGGATCAGATCGACGGCCCAATCGGCCCATGGCAAGTGCGGTTTCTGGCGGTCCTTGGGAACCTTGAGCGGTTCAATATTAATCGCCGGATTGTCTTTGCGCCATCTTTTGCGGATTGCCAGCTTGGACAACATGCTAATCGCGGTCGGAATGTAATTTGCAAACCGGACGCGGTGGCGGTTCTTTTCCATCGCCTCATAGACGTCAGCTTGGATCAGGCGCGAAACGTCCGCAGCGCCGATCTTTTCCTCAAAATATGTGAAAATAGGTTCAAGGTCTTTGCGGTAGCGCGGTGAAAAGTTTGCCCATTTGTCGCCTTGGCGCATGGCTGTAATCAGTGCCGTCCATGAGGTTTTGGCCTCAGCACGTTTGCCGCTCAGTATCTCCCAATATTGGCGGTCAAATTCAGCCGTTCCCTGTTCTGCCGTGATACGGGTCAGCTTGCCTTTGATCCGCATATAGATACGGCCTGAGGGATGCTTCCAAAGATATTTCTTCACCAGTTCACCTCCCCCATACCGTCCGCAGCATCGCCGCGCATTATCGCCTGTAATTGCTCGACGTCCCAACGCTCCAAGCCGCCCGTATTGAGCGGCTTAGGCAGAACACCATCATTCACCAGCCCGCGAAACTCCGCAGGGTTCATGTCCAGAAGAGCAGCAGCGTTGCGGTCATTGGCAAAGAGGAGGTGCGGACGTTTTGCCATTAGTCAGTCAGCGCCTTGCGCAAGTTGACGACGATGAAGCAATCAGAATCATCAGGATCAAATTTGACTGTTTCACCCCACTCCACAAACCACTTCCATTCATCGCCTGACTTTGCGACCGACAGCCAGCCATTGCCCTTGCCGGACGCGGCGTTGAATATTGATTCGTATGTACTCAGATCGCGCCATTCCACAGCGCCTAAGTCTGGCGCATCCAAGCCTTCTTGCCAGCCATCAGGCAAGACAAGTCCAGCCATGTCAGCCATTTCAATGACGGCCTCGCCACGGAAGCCGTCTTTTAGAAAGCCACTGATACGTGCCGCCATTATAGCGCGTAGAGTTTCCTCATGTGTATCAAAGCCAAGCTGAGAGCGAACCGACAGCAAACCCCTGATCCATGTGGCCAAGAGTTTCAGAATGTCGGTGCCAATGCCCCAGTCTTGATACAGCGGTACAATCGCCCGCAGCGTCAAAACCTCCTCGTGAGAAAACACATTGTTGCGCCCCTCAGTCTCTTCAGGAACAGCAACACCTTCGCGCAGCCACACAATCATCGTGTTGCGCTCGATGCCAACCATCTTTGTAAATTTTCCTGTTGAGTACATTGCCCGTTCCGCCTGTTTGAGTTTTCACCATTAATGGCACAATACAGAGTGAAATTTAAAGTTGCAACTAATAGTTTCAAAGAGCAGGTGTTAACCTCTCTAACGCCTCTATTTCGTCAATCAGTTCACCCATCATCTTTTCCGCGACTTCGAGCGTCCGCTCGATACCATCATCCCCATTCCATTCTGTAATCGTCGACATAGGATCGCAGGCCAGTATGCAGGTGCGCAGGATGCCGTTGATCTGGTACGCCTTACCGCTTGCCGCGCGTGTTGGATCAATCATGCCTTGGCCTCCTTTACGCCGTCCAGATCATCGGAAAGCCGCCGTGCAAGCGCATACGCAGCAGAAACAACAGAGGTCATTGCGTTGGTGTGGCCTTCGTTATCCAGCAGGTCGATAGCTTCCAGCAGGCCCATCGGGATCACCGCATCAGTCTGGCAATCTTTTAGGCTTGGACGTGCGGGGTTGTTCGCCGGGGTGGCGTTATTATCGGTCATTGTCACAATCTCCAGTTTAGGTTATTGATAGATATTCTATCTCATAGGGCCAGACATAGTGTCAATAGAAATTCTATCAATACGCCAAGTCAAAGCGGCCCGTGCGCTTCTAGCATGGTCGCAACATGACCTTGCTTTGCAGTCCGGTATTTCCTACCCGACGATAGCGCGCTTAGAAAAAGATGATGGTCAGCTTGGGGGGCGTCCCGCCACCATCGCCGCCATCCGCGATGCCCTCGAACAAGCTGGTGTTGAGTTCATCGCGGAAAATGGTGGTGGCGCGGGTGTTAGACTTCGTTGCCCCAATCCACCAGCTTAAGCGCCTGAGCCGGATCAACGCCCAGTTCCTTTGCCTCGCCCAGTGCCTTGATAATGGCCCCAAGGCTGCCGTGCCGACATAGGGCATATTCATTTCTGACCCGACGCGGAAGTGCAGCACCTCGCCCGCCAGCACAGTCATCGAACGCCCGCCGCCCGTGTCAGGGACACCCACGCGGTACGCAGTAGGCTTGCTAAAACGGGTGGTCAAATCCCAATCGGAACAAGGCAACAGCCCGTTGTCACCAATCACAAACACAGCTTCCCCCCGCAACGCCAGAGCGCGCGCAGACAGGCCCAGCACAGCAGGCGTCAACAGGTCGGTGCCGTCTACGTCCGCAAGGGTCAAACCGCCTTCCCACAGGCTCACACAGGCTTGCACGGTGCCAGTGAGTTCGGCCAGGCGCAT